AGTTCGACCGGCTCGAAGAGCTGCTGGCCGAGAACCAGCAGGCCAACACGATTGTCTTTTACAACTTTGTCGAGGAACTCCATGAACTCAAGCGACGTTTTCCTTACGCCCGGACAGTTGACAGCATTGATGACTGGAACGCCGGACGAGTACGCCTTCTATGCCTGCACCCGCGATCCGCCGGGCACGGACTCAACCTCCAGCACGGCGGCCACCACATCGTTTGGCTCAGCCTGCCCTGGAGCCTTGAGCTGTTCGAGCAGGCCAACGGGCGCCTGCACCGATCCGGGCAGCGCCACGACGTCTGGTGCTACGTCATGATCGCCAACCAGACGGTCGACGAGAAGATATGGGCCGCGCTGCACAGCAAGCAGGCGGTCAGCGACATTGCAATGGAGAGTTTGAAATGAACACCCTGAAAGACCGTATTCGCTCGACGAAGGCGCAGTTCCGCATCGCCGTCAAGCAGTACAACCAAGCGCAGCGCCTGATGGAGCGGCTGAAGAAATCACTTGAACAACTGGAGAAAAAAGATGAACTGGCGCGAGCTAAACAAAAAGCTAAACATGCTGACCGAGGATGAGGTGCTGGCGCTGCTTGAGATTGAACGCCAAGGCGCCAAGCGTGTGACGTTCTTGGAGCGCCTGCACCAGCGGTACACCATGCTGCGGGCGGCGCGCGAACGAGTGGAACTACTGAAGGAAGCAGTCAAATGAAATCCCGTATCCTAGACCCCAACTTTAAATATGTGCCGGCAGCGGCGACAGATGTTCAGGCAACATGGCGAAAATTTGGATGGAAACCTCTCGATGAAATGCCCAACGTGCGCAGCGTGGACAGAAGTAAAATTGACCAAGCAGATGGGCGAGTACGTCCAGAGATCAAGGGTATGCGGCAATGAGCACAAGTTCACCACAGAAGAGCGCGTCGTCCCCACCAAGCCGCACGGAGGGGCCAGACTTCGCAAGCTGGAGCCCAATGGTGCTGACGAAGTTCGCGCAAGACTCCTACGCAAAGATGCGTGAGCAGGAGGACCAGCTAGAGCAGTTGCGCCAAGACCTCAAGACGGCGATTAACGCCTATCGGGACTTGTTACGCAGTTAGCGTTTTGGACTCGGCCTCAACCGAGTCCAGTCGGCGCATCCAGCCTTTGCCGAACGTGGCAAAGGTGGATAGGCTCTTGTAGTGAGCCTCACGCAGGTTACAGAACGCCTCGATAACCTCTTCGGCGGGCTTGGCTGTGGTGGCCGCAACGGTCATGGGGCCGATCTGCCCATCGGCAGTCACTCCAACAGCCTGCTGTAGAAATTTACTAGCCCGACCAACGCCAGCGTTGACGGCACAATCAAACACGCACAGATCAACACCAGAAGGAAGGTCGTCGCCGCGCACAGCGTCCCAGTAGCGCTTCTTGTAGAGCGGAGAAACCATCTCAACGGTAAGCCCACGCATGTCGGCTTCAGTGGCAGGCTTGCCAGTCCATTCTTCCCAGACACGTTTGGTCACCCCCAAGTTGGTCATCCCGCCGGGATCGTCGGGATGGTTGACGTAACCGCCCTCGTACTTGAGGATGTGCTTGATCGCTTCTTCCCAGTTGTGCTTCATTTTTTCGCCATCATTTCTGTCTTGGCTTGAGAGCCAGCAGACGAGCCAAAGTAGTAGGCAATGATGCCGGTCCAAGCAGTGCCCAACGACCCCAGCATCATCAAAATGGCTGGGTTGTTGCTGTCGATCTGGTTGAAGAACATCATCACCACGATGCCGAAGAATCCGACGGTGACCGCGCTAGCTAAAATGGGCGGCATCATCGAGCGGGTTGTAGCCTGCATCTCGCGGGCACTCTTGCGGTCGTCTACGGCCAGCTTCTCGAAGTTCAATCCCAATTCTTGCGCCTGCTTGGCAAGCTCAATCTCGGCCAACTTTAGCTGCGCTACTTGGTCGGCGCTGAGCTTGTTGCTGGAGATCATGTCTTGGACCTTGTCCTCGTCCACGCCGATGGCCTTGGAGATAGCCGACACGGCCATGCCGGCTAGCGGGCCACCCAGCGCGGTTGCGACGGTGGGCGCGATCTGTTTAAGCCAGTCCATGCTTATTCCTTCTTCGTTGTGACAACGTCGTCACCCTTACGAACGGTAACCTTGTCACCCTCAACGTCAACGCGCATGGGTTGCTCAAGGCGGTCGAGCTTGTCAATCAACTGCTTCATGACCTCAAACTCGGGCTTCTCTTGTTTGGTGTTTGCGCCAGCGATGCCGTTGAGCATACTGATCAGCGCGGTCAAAGCGGCGCCCAGCAGGCCCATGACGGCGGCGATCTTCTCATTCTCCAGCACCACGCTAGAACCGACGCCGATCACGATGATCAGCGTGATGTAGAAGAGGCCGCTTTCGCCAATCGCTTTACCAGCCACTTCCTTGGCGGTGCTCTGCGCTTGCAGTCTGCTCAGCTCAACTTTGGCCTGCTCCTTGATGAGCGCCAGTTCGTGGTTCAGGTCTTGGTCTGACATACTTACACCTTCAGCAGTTCCAGAGCCACGCCAGCGGCAACGCCAGGCAGCGCGGTCGCTATGGCGTCCCAAGCGTCAGGCTGACCTTCTTTGCGATACCACTGCTGGAACTCGTAGAAGACGCCGAACACAATGCCGCCGATGGCGACGGCCCAGCCCACGGATAGGAAGTGAACCGCGCCAAAGACGATGGTCGAGCCAACGCCCATGCCTAGGTGCAGCAGTTTGTCTTTTGGAATCATTTGTCCACCTTGCCGTCGAGCTTGTCGAAGATGCGCCCCAGCATCGACTTGATGTCGGCCATGTCGGCGCGGTAGTCGTCGCGAGCGACGTAGTGCGACGGCATCTGCCGCACGTCAGCGTCAAGCCGGTCGATGGCTTGGTAGATGCGGTTGAGTGTCCAGCCCCCGAAGAATCCTGCGACGGCCACGGCGATGTTGAAGAGAATTTGGTAGTCCATGACCGTTAATTTGATCAAACGTTTGTGCGAAATTCAAGACGAGTGACAAGATTTTGCAGTTAGGGCGCGAGCGCGTTTTCCTTGCGCGATTGCGGGGCAAGGTTGTTGGTAGGGGCAGGCGCCGCAGGTACAGCCGCAGCCCGCGTTACGGCTCCGCCTATCTTAGCCCACGTTGAAGGATCACCCATAGCCTGAAGAACTTTGTTGCGCTCTGGCGCCGGCAAAGTGGCTAGCAGTTCATCAAAAGACTTGGCCGACAAAGACGCGTCGGCCAGTTTTTGGATAGTTTTGTCGCCAACTTTTGTACCCAAAGACTCCAATACGCGGTTAGCAATTGCCACCAAGCTATTTAAAGGGTTGGGAATCCTATAGTTCGCCAACTCGTCTTTGATTAGGTCAGATGCTCTTTGCTGCCCTGGCGTTATTTGCGCGCCAATTGCGGCGTCTGTTTCTAACTGCTTGGCGACTTCTTTAACCTTTGCGAGTTGCTCTGGCGTTAACACTTCGCTCAAAGACTCAAAACGCGGCGCGCCTCGTCCCCCAGCGCGCTTGAGCATAGCCTGCTCGCCTCGTCCAAGAATATTGAGAAACGGCCCCACCCGCTCGCCGCCGCCCGGCTTTTCCAGCACTGACGCCATTTCGCGCAGCACTTGCGCTTGGTTGACCGGCGCCGACAAATCCGAAAATATTTGCCTTGCCTGCCCGTACTCCGGCACCTTAGTCTCAAAAACTTTGATGTAGTCGTTCAGCAAAGTTCGAGCGGCCAACTGAGTGTCTCGCCCTACTTGGCTGGTTGGCGCGCCATAAGCGATATCACTCAGCGCGCGCTTAAGGTAGTGCAAAGATTCGCCAGTAATTTCGGCCGTTTGGCCGGGCAGCTCGCGCATTACAGGGTTACCCGCAGCATCCAGCACGCCCGTCTCAACCATCCGCGCCGGCGTTGTCTTGCCCATAATGAAGGGCCGGCCCTCCATCTTAGCGATGTTGGCGGCCGAAGCCAACGTGCCCTCAGGCATCCGCGAGATAAGGCCGCCCAACTCAGCGTCCACAGGGACGATCGCTTTGTCAGCAGCAGCGTACAAAGGCTGAGACGCGGCCCTGCGGGCGTTAATCGCGGCCTGAAGATCAGGCGTAACACCTCTAATGGTCGATTGGCGCGCGCTTTCTTGCGCCGCTTCAATTGTCGCCCGCGTATCAATAGCGGCCTGTGCTCCTTTAGGCGCGCTCTTTTTAATTGCTTTTTCCAGCGTTGCTTGCGCGGCGGGCGAGATGACGCCGTATCTAGCCAAAGCCTGTTGAGCAGTTAAATCTAAACCTTCAGCTTGGGCTTGCTGCATCGCTGCTCTTGCGGCGTCAATTTGCTCGGGCGAACCAAGAGATTTGCGGGCTATTTGCGCTGCCAGTTGGTTAGGCGCTTGCCGCATGTCAGCTATCTTGCCGGCGCCTTTCGCCAGCAAGTTTACTGCGCCCGGCGCAACCGCAGCCAAACCCGCACCAGTCAATGCTCCCGATTCAGCTTCAGCCGGATTGATTAGCGCAGCGGTAGCGCCGCCAGTGACGGCGCCGCCCGCAACCCGAGTGCCAAGATCAGCCGCGCGAGCCGCGCCGCCTTGCACAGTACGGCCCGTAGAGAACCCGCCGGTGCGAATGGCTTGCGACAGTCCGGGCGCTAAACGAGCCACGGGGGCCGCCAACGCCGCGCCTGCGGGCGCAGTTGCCAGCACTTCAGCGCCCAGCTCACCCGCGCCGGTAGCCAGAGGAAACTCTTGCTTGAACGGCGCTACGCGAGCTTGCGATTCTGCCCGGCGACGGGCGGCGTCAGCCGCCAATGCGGCGCCCACATCAGTAGCGCCAATTGCCTGCAACCCTTTACCAAGCAGTTCTTGGCCGCCAAACATGACGTTACCGCCGCCGCTAACAATGCCTTCCGCAGCAGCTTGAATAGGCGCGCCAATCGTCCCTAAAAAGCCTCGCTGTTGGCGTGGACCAGGGATGCCGCTAGGCGTAGTTGGTGCAGGCACTGCAAATAGTTTTTGCGCTTGCGCGATAACCTCGTCGTCACTAGCCCCGGCAGGGCCTTTGATTTCACGAATGTTACCCTGCGGGTCACGGACTTTGTAGATTTGATCAGCCATGATTACCTCACAACAGACCAATTGCCGGTTGCCCCACTAGCAGGTGCCGCTTGACCGCCGGCTCCAGGCTGCATCAAAGATTGCACCGCCGCGTCCATCTCTGGAGTCCAAGCCCTGCCTGCGCGAACTTTTGCGTTCTGAATAAGCCCTAGCATACGTTTTCTTTTTGCCTCTACAGCGTCGGGTTTATCCGTAAATGCAGGCATGTACGCGGCCATCTGACCGTCAAGCTGTTCTCTGTTGTACGCAGCGCCGGTAGCCAAATACAACATCGCGTCAAGCGCGTCGCGTTGCGCGCCGTACACAATCTGACGCTGCGCGCTGCGCGCTACGTTGGCCGTGCCTGACAACCCAACAGACGACGCTGCTGCCTCCCCCACGCCCGGTTTGAGCGCGCTAGGGCTACCTTGAATTGCAGCATTAATCTCTTTCGCGGCGTCCAAAATGCGCCCGAGGTTATAGCTGGCTTGTTGCTCGGACACAGCAAGTTCTTTACCTCTACCTTTGAGCGGTGTGCCGGGAGCAATAGCAGCCCCAGCCGCCGGTGCAGCCCCAGCCCCAGCCGCCGGTGCAGCCCCAGCCCCAGCCGCCGGTGCAGCCCCAGCCCCAGCCGCCGGTGCGGCGCCACCCAAAGTAACGGGGAACGCTTGCAACGTTCGCTTGTTGACGCCAACAACTGTTCCGTCTGCTTGTTCTTTTAGCTCAAAGCCAGGGTTAGCGCGCTCCCATGCGAATTTTTGCTGGTCAAATGCAAGGCGCTGCGCTGCAACAGTGCTGCCCCGTGCAGGCGCCCCAAGTTCGCCCATTGTGACAGGCGTAGCAACACCAGTGCGGTTATTGATCGCAACGTACCTACCGTCGTCAAGCTGCTGTATGGTTTTACCGGGATTGGCCTGCTCCCATGCAAACTTCTGCCTTTGAAACTCTAGCGTCTGCGCGGCGACAGTGCTGCCCCTTGCAGGCGCGCCAAGTTCGCCCATCGTAACGGGCGTAGCAACACCAGTGCGATTGTTAATCGCAACGATCCTACCGTCGTCAAGCTGCTGTATGGTCTTGCCGGGGTTAGCTTGCTCCCAAGCAAATTTTTCGCGCTCAAACGCCATACGCTGCGCTGCGTTTTCTCGCTCAAATGCCAAACGTTGCGCCGCAACAGTACTACCCCGCACAGCAGGCGCGCTTGGCGCAGCAGCGCCTGCCGCAAGAGCATTCGCATCCGCTGCGCCGGGCGCCAGAGCATTTGTGCCCTGTGCAGCCGCCGCAGGGGCGCCCGCCGGCGCGCTAGGCGCGCCCATCGTAACTGGTCTGGCAACTCCGGTGCGGTTGTTGATTGCGACAATGGTGCCGTCTTCAAGTTGCTGGATAGTGTTGCCGGGGTTGGCTTGCTCCCAAGCAGATTTTTGACGCTCAAACGCAAGTCGTTCTTGCGACACGGCAAGCTGCCCTTGAGCGGTTATGTCGCCAATCGTAGGTGTTTTTGTTATTTCAGGCATGCCTGCGATGGGCAAGCCATAGCCCGGCAAATTAGGATTGTTTTGAATGTTGACAAATCGACCGCCCGCTTCTTGTCGCGCAATGTTCGGCTGCATCATGGCAACCTTGTCTTTGGCGTCCAAAAACTGAGCAATTTTTTGCATCCGCCATTGTCTGTATTCCTCTGGCGGCATGTTTTGAAGCTGATTGATCTGCTGCGACGCCGAAGTCATGTCAATCTCGCCGTTTCGCACCGCTCTGGTAAGCTGTTCAATAGCCAGTTGAGGCGTGTCTGCCGAGCCTGCGTTTTCCCATGCCTGCCTAAATTTTTTCTGCTGGAGCCCGAATTCACTGGCAGCAGTCTCTGCCCTAGTTTTTGCTAGCGTTGCGGCGGCTGCTTGGCGTTCAGCTTCTGTTTTAAAAAATCCCGGAAGAATGGACCCTTGTCCTTTTTGCGCCGCTTCAGCCGCAAAACCCGCCGCGTCAATAGTTCCCGTTTCCGGGTTAAAGTGACGCGCGTACAGTTCATTTTGAATGGTGGCAGATCGTTCGGCGCGTTTTGCGGCCTCTAGCTGATAGTTTGCCAGCTCTGCTTGGCGCTGGCCGCCCATGATGCTTTGAATCTGCGCGTACTCGGCCAAGGCGTTGCGCGGCTGGTACTCGACCGTGGGTCGGTACGACATCGCGATGTTGGGATTGACAAGTGCCATGATTAGTCCTTACCGATAGACCATGTACGAAGGCGTGTTGGCAAAGCCCTCTTCGGACGTGTATCCCATACCACCTCCGTAACCACGCGCAAGAGCCTGCTGCAACAGCGAGTTGCGCGCCTGCTCTCCGCTATAGTTCATGTATTGGTTTAGCCCACCGCCTATTGCGCCAGCCATTCCCATGTAGCCCGAGGCACGAGCCTGAGCGCCTGCGCCCAGCGCCTCACCGGCCCCCGAGGCGTACGCTTGTCCCGCTGCGCCTAGCGCGTTGGTCGAGGTCTGACCGACGCCGGCCAGCGATTGCAGCGGGTTGAGCCGCGCGCTGCGCTCGGCCTGGTAGCGATTAAAGGCGTTCTGGTACTCTTGCGAGCCCATCTCCTGCCCGAACCGCGTCAGCGCCTTGCCCGTAGCGCCGCCCATCAGCCCGCCCCGCGCCGCAGCGGATCGCTCCAGTGCCTTCTGGCCCTCCGACAGCCTGAATGCGTAGCCAGGATCGGCCTGAAATGCATTCATGCTAAACGGCGTGTAGTCAGCCGCCGCCTCCAGCTTGCCCAACGCCCGGACGCCTGCCTCGCGGAACGGGGCTTGCAGCTCTACCTGTCGCTCAAACTGCTGCCGTTGCAGTTCAGCAGCGCGGTCAGCAGCGGCGGCTTGTGTGCTGGCGGCGCTGCTCGACGCCCTGCTGCCAAGCAAAGAACTGCCAATAATCGCGGCGGGGATCATCCATGCGGCCATGTCAGGCTCCTTAAGTCACTTCGCGTCCACTGACGCGCATGTTGATGGCGCTGGCAGTTCCAGCAATTGTACTGATGAAGTCGCCGATGCCAAGCACTTGGCCCACCAGTTCGGGGAAGGTGTACACCTCGGACGCCTGAAGCGTCTTGGTCTTGGTAATCAAGTTCTGGTTGCCAGCCGAGCCAGCAGCCGTGACGAGGTTGACGCTGATCGTCGCAGCGCTGGCGCTGTAGTTCGTCGCCGTGAACTTGTCGATGATGGTCGTCACGCCAGTCGCGGTGTACTGAGTGGTTTGGCTGTTCTCGACCGTTTTGGCCGGAACGAGGACTTTGACTGAAACGGTCATAAGTTACTCCAATTGCAGTGCGTTGTTCGAGTCGTATTGCGTCATTATCCAACTTGTTCCGTCAGAAACCAAGGTGGCATTTGCCCCAGCCACGGCCTCAAGAATCGCCGTGGTGGCCGAGCCGCCGGCCAGAGGCACCACGTTACTCGACGCTGACACCAGCGTCTGGGCTTGGTAGTTTTGGAAGTGCAGTACGCGCCCGGTGTTGGTCGAGGGGGTTGGCAGGGTTACGGTGCAGGACGAGCCGGACTTGTTGTTGATCAGCCAAGTCTCACCAGCGGCCACTGAGAAGTTGGCTGTTTTGGTGACTGGAGCGCCGCCTGCGCTGTTGATCACCGACGCCGGGGTGACGTTTGTCCAGATCGTGCCGTTGTACTGGATTAGGTCGTTGGTGGCAAGGGTGCCGAATTGCACGTTCGAGTCGGTGCCACCCAGCACAGAGCCTGTGGAAACCCGGACAAAGACATCGCCCGAACCTGCGGGCGCGGCGTTGACCACGACAGCAATCGTCGCCTTGACGTTGGGTGCAGTCGGCTGGGTCTTGGTCAATCCACCAGCAATTGATGGGTTGTAGTACAGGATGTCCCCATCAACCCACGTTTCGCCCACGGGGCTGCCGGTGGTGTTCCACCCTCGCACATGCCCAAACGAGGTGACAAGGCCAAACCCGTTGGCTGCGATGTTCTCGGCAGCAACCCCCATAAGGTACTGACCATCTGTCAACCCTGTGGCCGGGGCACCTTTGATCACACCGCTGGCGCCCACTGCGCCAGTGAACATGATCAGTTGGCCCTTGGTGATGGTGCTGTCGGCCTTGATGTAGAAATACTGCGACTCGCCGACGCGTTGCAGCACGTTGGCGGTCATCTGGATGCCCAGCGTCGTGCCACCAGCCCACGCTACTGTACCAGTGGTTGTTGGAACAGACTCCGGCGTAGTGTCGAACGCCACCCAAGGCAAATTGTCCTGTTGAAGCGGGGCCATGCTGCCCAACTCAGGCTGGCGCTGGGTCTGCACCTCTTGGCGCAGCGTGTTGATCTGCTGCTGCAACTCGCCAACCTCAGCCGACGGCTGAATGTTGTGCTCTCTCCTTAGCTTGAGGATGTCTTCTGTGTAATCAACCGGCGGCGGCAGGGTCTGCAACTCCTGCCGCACGGCGTCAAGCGCAGCGTCAACAGACGCAATCGTTGACTCGGCGCTGAACGTAACGCCCGAGTCGTCAATGATCGCCGTGGTCGCGTTGTTGAGCGACAGGAAAAACAAGTACCAAGCCCGGCTGATCAGCCCCGTGCGTGGGTCAACCAGCGGCACCCGTGGGGGTGTGAGAATTGGCGTGGTTGGGCTAAGCATTCGTTGGACTCAGAATCAACTCTGCGCCCATGATGCTGATCTTCACGGGGTCGGTGCCCGATAGCTCATAAACGCGGTCACGCAGCTTCAGGGTCATGCCCAAGCGCCGCCAGAACACCCGGCGGTAGTATTCGCCGATCTTGCCGATCTGCGCCCAGTGCTCGTTGGACCAAGTGTGACCACCATCGTCCGACCAGCGCAGCATAACCTCGGGGCTGTAGCCGGGTGCAGCAGGGTAACCAGTGGTTGACAACATCATGGGCGGCACAAACGGCACGGGGTAGGCGGCTGCATCAACCAGCGGCTCAAAACCATCACCTGCCTCGGTAGTCAGCACTTCGCCCGTTTCGGCAGTAATTTCGTTTTGGACGTACTCGGCAATTAAGATGTCGCCGTTTTCAGCCGTTAACTCTTCCGCATCATAGGCAGGGTACAAGTTTAAGCCAACGCCCGACTCAATGTCCAGTTGCAGGCTGTGCTGCGCGGTGCGCTTTAAATTGTTCTGGCCGGTGGGCAGCGCCCGCCACGACCGCAACCACTTTTGAATGCTGCCGTTGTCCGAGTAGTCTTCCAGATCAAAGGCGTAGATGTTGCCGTTCTCGTAATCGCCAACAACGATCTTGTTGTTAAACGCCATCTGGCAGTTGCTGCGATGCCGGGTGAACTCGCCGTTGTTCCAGCCAGCCCGCTCATGCCAAGCTTGAGTAGCAACGTCGTACACCCAAGTGGTGTTGGCTGTCGGGAAGATCAGCACATAGAAGCTGTGACCGTCTTGCTGGTAGGTGTACGCAACTGCGTCCGACAGGTCGCTGTATTGCTGAATCTGCCACTCGACAGCGTGGGTGCTGATGCGCTGGCCGGCGTAGCCGTTAGCCCGGTAGACAATGCCTTGGCCGCGCCGGTCGCGCCCGAGCCAGAACAGGCCGTTGTCCATCTTGGCGATTGAGTAGGGTGCAGCGCAGCCCAATTCGTTGAACGCGCCGGGGATGCGCTGGAGCGGAAAGTCTGTTGCGCCCGTGTCAGACCAGACCTCAATCGAGTTGGTGCCAAAGGCCCACACCTCGCGGAAGTTGGCAACAACGGCCACCAAGCCGTCGGGCGAGCCTTCGGTGCTGGCGAACTCCAGCGGGTCAATCGAGGTGCCGTCAAGCAGCGCCGTAATCCACAGCCTCTGACTGTTTGGCTCGTTGAAGACAAAGTAGCCGTCTAAGTAACTTACGGTCACTGCGCCGGGGAAGTCCGGGTCGGTGATCTGCCCGAATGCGTTGGTCGTGTTGTTGTAGATGTAGCTCGGGCCGTTGGCCGCGATGAAGAGCTGGGTGCCGTTATCGGCCATGCTGACCGGGCCGGTTCCTGCCACGGTGCCCAACAGCGTCGGCGCGTAGCTGTTGTTGATCTTGTACAACTGGGTGCCCGACACCACAAAGCCCGTGCCGTCCTGCGGCGAGAAGGCCCACAGGCCACGGATCGGGCCGGTGCCAATCGAGTTGAGCAGTTGCAGGCCGGGGGCGCGGTTTAGAAACGCCGGCTCCTTGCCGCCCTCGGGCACGATCTCGGGAAACAGGTTGACCATGCGGGCGTCGGCAGCGTTGACGCTGCGGGCCACATAGCTTGAACCTAAGATCGGCGTCTTCATTACGCCACCACCGCACCTCGGAAGCCGACAACCCACCAATCAGTTCCGGCAAACTGAAGGGTTACTGAATCACCCACGGCGTTGAATGTGATTGTGGTGGCACTTCCAAGATTGGTTGGTGTCAAAACGCCAGTGTCGCCGCCAGCCGCCTCTGCGACATAAATAATTGTTTTCAATTGGCCCTGTGCGCCATCAGCAAGAGTCAATGCGTTGCCAGTTGCAGTTGAAGTAAAAGCAGTGACAAGACTTGTGATATTTACCGCACCTGGGCCACTCAATGACTGAACTGCCGCTGATGCCCCTGTACCGCCATTGGCAACTGGCAGAGCGCCTGTCACGCCAGTGGTTAGCGGCAACCCAGTACAGTTTGTCAACGCCCCAGATGTTGGTGTCCCAAGAATTGGAGTCACCAGCGTTGGGGTGTTTGCAAAAACGTTTGCCCCTGTGCCGGTTTCATCTGTGAGGACTGCCGCCAGATTCGCACTTGATGGGGTTGCCAAAAAAGTTGCTACGTTCGCAGCCAAACCAGATACGCCAGTTGCTATCGGCAGGCCCGTGCAATTGGTCAAAATTCCTGAAGTTGGCGTGCCAAGAATCGGAGTCACCA